ACCGGGATCCCGCGGCCCGTGAGCTGATTGATATCCTGCGCGAATAGCCGACCCTGCACGCGGGCTTTCCCGTAGATCTCCGCAATTTCCCCGATTGGCGCGCCGATCCCGCTCGAGACGTCGCCGATCCTTTGCAGAGCCGGGATCACGTTATCCGCTGACTCGCCGAACGCGATCAGAGCCCGAGCGGAGCTGATCAGCTCCCCCTCACTGAAGGGCGTTTTGATCGCAAAGCCGCGGATATTATTCAGCATCGAAAACGCGGCGTCCGCGGATCCGAGCATCACGTCGAACGCGATCTGAGCTTGTTCCGCTTCGGCGGCGAGCTTCACCCCGATAGCCAAACCCGGCCCGACCGTTGCAATGATCCCGACGAGCGTCCCGACCGTCGCCGTGAGCACCGTCACGGCCGCGGAGATCGCACCAAACGAAACGAGGAGCGTTCCGCACGCCGTGACAATGTTCCCGAGCTTCCCGGGGATCCCACCCATCGCGGCGGAGATCATCCCGAACCCGGCGGAGAGCGGCCCGACCCCGCCCGACAGCACGCCCGCGGCGAGCCCCGCGGCGAGAGCCGATTGCCCGACCGCGCCGAGTTGCCCAGGCAGTAATCGCAGAGCGGCCGTAAAGAGACCGGATCCGCCCGCCACGGCCCCCAGCTTGCCCGACGCGAGGCTCGCGGCGGCGGCGAGGAGATTGAACCCGCCCGCGGCTTGCGTGCCCCCGGACGCGATGATCGTTTTCCATTTCGCCACCAGGGCGAGCACACCGACGAGCGTGATCAGTCTTGTGATCAGCACCGACGAGCGGCCGGCGATCCTCGAAAAAGAATCGACCGCTCCGCTCGACGCGTCGGCGACACCGCGGAGCCCAGCGGCGGCGGCGACCGATCGATCGCCCCGGAACGCCAACGCCCCCGCGCTCGACGTCGAGAGCTTTTCCGCCGTTCTAGACAGTTCCCCCATGGCTTGAATCAGCGGGCGAGTTGCGACGAGAGCCCCGTTCGCCCGGCCGATGTATTTCTCGAGCCCGATCGAATAGACCAGACCGTTCGCGGACGCAGAGCGGCCGGCAGACGCGACCGCCGTACTAGGAGCCGCCGCCGCCATTGATCGCCCCGTTCGATTGTGCAGTTTTCGCCGCGAATAGATCGATCGATTCCTGATCGACCTCCGGAAAATCCGGATCCGTTGCGCTTTCCTCGCTCGGTTTTAGCTTCGGCGATAGCTGGAACATCTCCGGCCCCGGCGTTCCCGAATTGTTGAACACCATGTGCAGCACCCGGCAGGAGAGAAACGCGATCTCCTCGATTCTGCGATCGAGAAACGGAACCTCGAGTTCCGCGAAATACCAACGCCCGAGCACCGAAAACGGCAGCTCGTCGACGTCGGCGAGATCGAGGATCCCAAACTGGAGCCCAAAACGGATCGAGAACCGCCGGATCAGTTCGGGCTCGAAACGTTTCCCAATAGATCGTTGACTTCCATACACGCCAGAACCAGCGGCTCGAGCTGCGTGTACGGATAGGACGCCAGGGCGTCGAACAGAGCCGCGAGGGCTTTCGCTTCGGCCGCGTCGCCTTCCCCATCTCGGAACGATTCCGCGGAGAACGCCGGGCGACCCTCGAGCGACACGCAGAACGCGAGCAGCGCCTCACGCGTGTATCCGGCTCCGTGCTCCGCCATCGCGACCTCGAACGCGGTCCGCTTGTGAACCGTCATCGCGGAAACGGTATATTTCACGCCATCGACTTCGACGTCGCGCGTGAGCAGCTCTTTTTTCTTCAACATCGGGTGAGACCTTCCAGCGGGTGAGAAACGGACGCCCGAGAGAACATCCCCCGAGCGTCCCGGCAACAAGATTCGATCACGCCCCGGCCGCGGGCTTTTTCGGAGCGGGCTCCGGCTTGTGAATCTCGACATAACCAGCGTCGACGAGGATTTTCACCCCTTCGGCTTCCGAGTCGGGCAGCTCGAAAACGGAACCTTTCGGCGTCGGGCCCGTCGTTCGATCGAGATCCTTCAGCGCTTTGACGAAAATCGGCATTTCGTGCGATCCTTCCAGGTGAGAGGCTCATCGATCCGGCTGAGAATCGGGAGCGGGTGAGAGAAATCACGCAATAGCGGGGAACGTTGCCGGAGATCGCAGCTTGATCTCGGCGGAGAACGTCTTGAACTTTTTGGCCTCGACCATCGGCTTGAAACTCTTGGCGGTTCCCGTGAAGGTAATTTCCTTCGTATTCGCGCCAATGATCTTCCAATTCTTGTTTTTATTGGATCCAGGCGCTGTGATCTGATCGAGAATTGCCTTATGCGTCGGCGACTCAGTCGAGAAGAACCCATCGACCTTGATCGAACCGGGCGTCGCGAGCCCCACGACTTCCCCGTCCTCGACATAGGTTGAATCGAGACACGTGAGATCGTCGAATAGCGGCTCACCGTCCGGACCGTCGATTTTCGTCACCGCGAAAACGGTTGTGAAAACGCTCGAGATCTCCAATTTCAACAGCGTCGCCGTTGCGACTTCTTTACCTTCTGCCATGATTCCCCCCCCGTTTTGGACCGATCAGCCGACAGGCTCAATAAACATGATCGAGTAGCGCACGCGCATAATCTCCCGTTTCCCGCCGGCGTCATCTTTCAAGTCGACCAGCTCGCGAGACATGGATTCCTTGACGCACGACGCGACCGCCCCGGAGCGGAACCCGTTGAGCCCGGAGCCCGGCCGCGTTCCGTTGAGTTCGATTGCTTTTTGCAACAGCCGGGCTCCGCGATGCGTCGAGGCAATGGCGCAGACCTCGAGAGAGACCGTTTCGAACGGGCCCGAGAGCGTTTCCCCCTCGCCGCTGTCGTCGAGATCCGTTTCCGCGATCTCCTGCGCGACAATCACCGTCACCGCCGGCAGCTCGTCGGATTGTGCGAGCACGCCCGGCCGGATCCGCGTTCCAACGATCGCCGTCACGGCCGCGAGCGTGAGGAGCTTCGCGATAATCACGTCCTCGACCAAAACGGGAGCGTCCGCCGCCATTATGTCCGCTCCTGCGCGAGTAACCGCACGACGTCCCGGCTCGGGCTTTTCAGCACGGCGGCGACATACAGCTCGACGAGCACGTCGCCCGGATCAGTCCACAGGATCCGCATTTTCGGCGAAATCAGCGTCGTATCGGGATCCGCCCGCATTTCGACCTGATAGACGACTTCCGCGAGGTTCTGCTGAGCTTGCGGCATGGAATGTTCGGACCCGCTGAGCGGCTTGACGGCCCCCCAGGGTTCGCATGTCGTCGACCACGTTTCGACCATCTCGTTCGAGTCGTTTTCCGCCTCGACGACGCATTGAACCGTGAGCTTATCTTGATAGTCGCCGGCACTCACGCGAGACCCTCCGCTCGATCGAGGGCCAGATTCGAGCCGATCAGATAGGGCAGCTCACCGAGATCCCGCACGCAGAACGGCGCGATCAGCGATTGAAACGCCCGCTCGGTTTTCAGCGGGAGATCGTCGCGGTTGTCGTACAAACCCGTGATTAGAACCTTGATCGCCGATTTAATCGATTCCGGAACCGCGGACGCGGCACCGTATCCGGCCGTAAATTGGATCCGGACCGCGTTGTTCGTGTCGTCGGGTTCGGGCCACCCGTCCGTATCGACTAAAACCCGCCCCGGCTCACTGACAGCGTCGACCGAATAGCGGCCCCCAGAGAGGGTCACCCATCCCCCATCCGTGAGGTATTCGATCGACGTAACGCCGGCGAGCCGGGGACGTGGAAGCAGTATTTCGCGGCCCGCGGGGAACCGATCGAGGTACAGCCGGCACGTAGCTGTCACAAGTTGCCGCCATGTCCGCTGCTCCACGAGTTCACGGGCGGCGGAAATGAGCGACGAGATCAGCGCGTCCTCATGTCCGTGCGTCACCCGCAATTGTGCTTTCGCTTCGCTTAGCGTGATCGGTTCCGCGGCCGGAGCTGTGACAACACTCAGAGCCATAAAAACGCACCTTTAGGAGAGCACGGCGGGCGAGCGTTCGTTATTCCTTCGGCTTCTTTTCGGGCTTTTCCGGCTTCTGGTACGCGGAGAGATCCGCGGCCGTCGCCGCCTCGATTGTTTGTTTACCGAGTTCGTCGATCGCCCACGCGTGAGGCACTTCGGCGACCGCGCCGGGATCATACGAGGTTCCGGTTTGCGGAACGTGTCCGGGAGCTTTGAAACGCACGATCATCAAGTCGGAAGACATAATCACCTCGGGTGAGAGAACCACAAAAAGAGAACCCCGCCGGATTGCTCCGGCGGAGTTCCGTCAATCACTTACAGCCCATGCACGATGTCCAGGCATTTCGCAATCCCTTGCGGGTTGCGGAATTGAACGTCGGCCGTCTGGTAGACACTGTAAGAAACGTCCGGCTTTCCGGAGAACGGATCGACGATCAGATCGAGGGAGCCCCACAATCCGATCATGGCTTGTGAGAAATCCCCACAGAAAGCCGCCGTACACGTCCCGGACGCGGAGCCCTTGGTCAGCGTCTTTGAAATCTGCGTTGATCGCAGAATCGGCAGTCCGGCCGCTTGCCCATTGTCGGCGAGATAAGTCGGATATCCCGAGACCTTAACGGTTGTGAGCATATGCCCATAACCGACCGGGCTCGTGGCAATGCGGAGCGCCTCGGCGTTCGCGCCCAAAACAGTCGTCAGCAGCTCGATCAGCTTCGCCCAGGTGAGAGCGCCGCCGTTCGTGCCGATCGCGACCGTCGGACAGCTCGAGTTCGCCGCAATTCCTTGCGGTTGATTCGAGGAGCCGGTTCCGTGAAAGCCGGCGAGATCGATCGCCTCGGCAATACCGAGAACCAGATCGTTGCGAGCGATCATCTCCAAATCCAACGCCGTCTGATGCATCAGGGTTCTCGAGAGAACCGTCGCACAGCAGACCTCCTTTCCGGCAAACGTTACGCTCCCGATCGTCATATCCGCCGCGGTTGCCGCGGTTGATTCGCCGACCCACGCACCGGCCGCTCGCGAGCTTTTTCGAGGCATCTTGAACGAGCCGACCAGCCCGCCGACGACTTGCGCCCCGGCTTGCTGGAGAACGAGGTTCGCCCGCAACACGTCGATAAACGTCCGCGAAACGACCGTATTCAACGCTCCGGCTCCGGCCGTCGTATCGGTAACGCGTTTTTCCGGGAGACCCATCGGCAGAGCGTGCGGGATCCGCACGCCGCGAGTCTGGATTCCCAGGGCTTCGGATCGCTTGGCGAGTTCGTTATGAACTTCCGCCTCGATCCCGTCGAGCCGGCCCTCGCCGGGGATCATCGCCCGGATTGCCCGGAATAACCGGAACTCACCCAGGCGATTGAACGGATTGTCGGCCGCGTTGTCAGCGGAGCCGAACCGCGGCTCCGCGAGCCCCTGCACGGCCAGCAAGTCGAGCTGAGCTCGAGAGCGGAATTCCTCGACCGCGACCTCGAGTTCCTTCGCTTCGGTTTGCAGCGCCCCGAATTGACTCCGCTCTTCATCGGTAAACGCGCGATCCTTGACCGCATCGCTCAGCGACTTCGCGCGGGCGGCGAGCTGCCCCCGCTTCTCCAGATATTCCTTGTTCGTGGCAATCCGTACCATGACGGCGCACTCCTTAAATCGAGAACCTTGACGAGATCCGCTGAGCGGAAAGCCGGACGTTGAACGCCCTCGTCAGCCCCGATTCGTTGCGCGTCGTTATGCGTCCCCCATCAATCCGAGCTGAACCTCGAGCACACGGACCGCGTCGGCGTCCGCTTGGCGGAGATCCGGAGCGGGAGCCGGCGGCGTGAGTAGTTCGCTCAATTGCTTTTCCTCGTCCGCGGTTCGCACTTCAGAGCGGAGCCCGGCCGAGGTTGCCTTGTATGCCGGAAAATCGACCGGCGCGACGTCCAGGAGCCGCAACGCGCGCAGCTCGCGGATCAGATAGCTCGATTCTTGCCGCCACGTCACGGCGCCCGGCAGATCACGCGGAGAGAATTGGAACGACGATCCGTCGAGATCCCCGCGCTGCATGGATTCTTTGACTTGCTGCCCCAGGGCGTGCCCCGGCAGCTCGCAACGATAATTGAGCCCGCGGGCGTCGACCGTCAGCGCGAGCGTATTGACCTCGCGGCCGGGCGAGCGCCTCCCGAGCAGCCCCTCATGGTTGTAAAGACACCGAACATCGTCCTCGAGGATCGCGGCGTCGAACGCACCCGGCAGGATCCGCTCGCGGACCTCGATCGGCTCCCCCTTCGGGTTGCTCGGGTTGCTCATCTTGAAACGATATTCCGTTCCAGGATCCGCCGCGTCGTAGAACACCGCCGCGCGGCCCTCGATGTAACGATCCTCGGAGATCAGCGGCGGGAGATTGATTCCCCGCGTTTCAGCTTGGCGCATTGTTACGACTCCAACAGAGTAAGAGCGAGTTCGGCCGCGTCGTCAGACCAGCCCCGCACAGCGGAGAGAGCTTGCGCGGCGAGATCCGGAGCCCCCTCGAGGGCGAGCAATTGGTTCCGATGATCGTCGACGGACGCGAACACCATCCGGCGGCGTTCCTCCGGCATATGGCGGAGCCGATCCCGGACCGTTGTTTCGTGCTCCGCGTACCAACGTTCCACCGCCGCCCGCCACTCGAGCGGCTTTTTCGCGAGACGTTCCGCGGCGTGAGCTTCTCGAGAGATCAGCCCGCTCATGACGTCCGTCAACACACCATGAAAACCGGCGTCGATCGTCGAGCGTTTCGCGTCGGCCGGCCCCTTCATCGGGTTCACCGTCGGCACCGTGCCCGGCTTGCCGAATACACTTTGAGGTAAATACAGCTTGTCGCCGTCCGGATCCGGTTCGCGGTTGAGCGCGGCCCGCACTTCGTTGATCCGGAGAAACCCCGCCATGATCCCCACCCGATACGATTCGTACCGCGTTTTGATGTCCATCTCGATCAGCTTGTCGAGATTGTGACGGATCCGGATTTTGCGGCGATCCCAGGTAAACGGCAATTGTCGCGAGAGGATCTGCGCATCACGCAGGAGCAGCGGCCCGAGCACGTATTTTTCCAGGTGCGACGCCCGCTCCCACCCTTTCAGCTCCGCCGGCGGCAGTAGAAATATCTTCTCGCCGATGTCTTTGTCGTTCTGACTGAGCAGCTCGAGTAGCTGATAGTCGGCGAACGTCATCGGATTATATTGCTCCGTTTTCAGCCCGTTCTCGAGGAGCATTCCGGCCCCGGCGTTCATGCCGTTATACGCTGAATCTAACTGGAGCTTCAGTTTCGCGTATTGCTCCGGGTTGAGCGTTGTCGGGCTCGTGACGATCACCCCAGGACGAGCGACCCTCGAGTAAAACGCCGCGGCTTGCGAGCGGGTTCCGTTTGCGAGCCGGAGATTCTGCGCGAACAGCCGGAGCGGCGAGAGGGGATTGACGCCGTCGAGCGTTTTCCCCATCAGGTGAATCACCTCGGAGCGATCGAACACCCTCGAGCCGTCCATCGTCTGGACCGTATACAGCCGGCCGCGTTCCTGATCTTGGTGAATTGTGAACGACGACGGCGGAACCGCCCAGAGAGCCGCGGGAGCCCCGTTCCGCTGATCGAATTGGATCATCGACAACGATTGCCCGTGCGTCAGAAAATGCGTGTATCGCATATCGTGGAAAACGCAGCCCGTTTGTTCGGCGTTCGGCTCCTGATTGAGCAGATACTCGAGATCATGATCGACCACCGCCGCCCAACGATCGGACCCGGCGACCCGTTCCTGCACCTCGAGCGGGAGACTCGACGAGAGATCCGCGATCAGCTTGACCGCCGCCCAAAACGAGCAGACCCCCAGGGCGCTTTGATCTGTGAACGGGACCGAAAATTCGCCGCCACCACTGAGCGGAACGCCACCGATCGCGGCTTGCCGCCAGGACAAAACGGCGGAATTCACCGCTCCGGCAGCGCGTCGGAACGTTTGCCTCGCCCAACTGATCATTGAATCTCACCGCCTCGGGAATTTTTCCACCCCTATACCAGCGCGGGCCCGTAGCGCTTAAATCTCACGAATTTGATAATCCCCCGTTGAGCCGTACGTTTCCATATAGAGCCGCAACGCCATCAACGCGGCGACCGTTCCGTCGATCTTGTATAGATCGTCTTTGCTTGTCCGGACCGGCCGTTTGAGGATCCCGACCGACTTAACCAACGTATTCAGAATTTCCCAATTCAATACCGGGTTCCCATTGTGCTGCAATGTTCGCTCGAGAACCCGCCGATCGAACTCGTCGACGGCCGGCGTGAAATTCTCGATCGATTGTCGGAACTCGAAACGCTCGATACCGAGTTCCCGCTCGACTTCTTCCGTGACGTTGTCAGCGAACGCCGGATCGAACGCGACTTGCTTGATCTGAAACAGCCCGGCCAGCTCGCGGAACTTGTCAATTACCGTTTTGTATGAGATCACCCGGCCGGGAACGAGTTCGATCGCTCCGGCGTCCGACCACGCGTGCCACGATATTTTGTCCTTTTGTCGTTTCGCCGTCTCCTCGGGCAGAAAAAACACGCTCACGATCCGCACGTGCCCGTTTTCCATCGGAAACACGAGAACGATCGCCGTCGTGTCTGTCGTTCGCGACATATCGAGACCGGCGTAGCACTCGCGACCGCGGAGATCCTCGAGGGAAAACGGTTCCTCGCACGCTTTCCACTCGGCGGGATCCATCCATTTTGTACCCGCGGCCGTCCAGATATTGAGCTTCAGCCGGCGAAAATTCGCCTCGTCCACCGGGTTCGCGGCGGCTTCGCGAGCTTCGGCCCGATAACCGTCGATCGGAATCGATATCCCGAGGTTCGGGTTCGCCTCATACCAGGATCGTTCATCCAGAATCGAGCAGTTCGGATCGCTCACCGTTCGAATATATGGCAAATAGGACGTTTCCCAGAGCGTACCGTCCAGGATCGCCCGAGCCCGTTTATGTTCCTGATAGCACACCGATTCCTGATCATCGCCGGCCGTTGTGATGATCAAAAACATCGGTTGAGATCGAGCCGAAAACGCGTAGCGGAGCACGTTATACAGCTTGTTTCCTTGCCAACGATGCAATTCGTCCGCGATCACCGCGTGAGCGTTGAGCCCGTCGAGGTTCGGCGAATCAGACGACAACGCCTTAAATTCCGAGTTCCCCGGCGCGAATTTGATCAGCGATCTCGACTTGAGAACCTGCAATTCCGAGCAGAGCGCCGGGCTCGCGAGCACCATCGCTTGCGCTTCTTCGTGCACGATCCGGGCCTGATCCTTCGCCGTCGCCGCGGCGAACACTTTCGCCCCCGGTTCGCCGTCACCGCACAGAAAATACAGCCCGAGCGCCGAGCACATGAACGACTTACCGTTTTTCTTGGGGATCTCAATATAGGATTTTCGGAACCTCCGGCGACCGTTCGGTCTAACCCATCCGAACATCGGAAAAATAATGTCATCGCGTTGCCAGGGCTCAAAAATCACGGGCTTTCCCGCATAATCCCCTTGTGAATGACAGAGAAATTCCTCGCAGAATTCTTGAACCCGTTCCGCTCGGGCGATATCGAACCGACAGCCCTCGAGGATCGCCCGTTCGTCCGCTTCGGAACGGATCCAGCGGATCCAGCCTTGCCGGCGGGCCCGAGCCTTGAGCGCCGGGAGCTTCGCGATCTGAAGCATTATCGACCCCGCGTTTTCGTACCTTTCGCGGCTTTCTTCGCGGGCTTTCTGGTTGGTTTCACCGCTTTCCGCGGCTTCCGAGCGACCGCCGCCGCCGCTTTCGCGTCACTTTTCTCGATCGATTCCGCAGAGCGGGTGAGGAAACCTTTCAGTCCCTTCGCGGCTTCGGACTTCGGGATTACGATCTCCGCCGGCCGCAGCTTCTGTCGAGCCGCCGGAACGAGCCCGAACAACGAGAACCAGCGGCGGAGCCGATCGTCGCAGCTCTTTTCGACCGCCACTGACGGATTTTGTTGCGGATAGGTTCCGGTTTTGCTCGGCATCATGACCACGATCCCGCGGAGCGCGATATCGGTTCTCGCGACGCAAAGAGATCCGTACGTCAGGCACAAACGGATTAGAGCCGGGCGATCGAGTTCCGTGATCCGCTCGAGCTGAATGAGTTTCCGCACGACGGCCACCCACATTTCGCGGGAGCGATCAGATCGCAACTTCTCCTGATCCTTTGGCTCCCATTTGCCAGGGATCGGCAGGGCGTCGAGTTCGGGCGGCGGTTCGAGATCCATAACAAACGGAACCCGTCGCGCATCACTCACGAGGAAAATCACATGCAAACGCCGTTTACCCTCTTCGTTCCACTCGCCGGCCGGGCTCAATACTGGCCCGCGATGCGTGATTTCCTGCGCACGGCCCCGGCCAATTGTCACGTGAAATTGTGTGATACGTCCCAGGATCCAACGTTTCACAAGATGATCGCGAGCAAAACGCCGGCGAGTTGGATGATCTACACGCAGACCGTCGGACCGGCCGGGCTCGCCGACTTCCCCCGGAACCCGGTTCGCCACCTCGTCCAACGTTCCATGTGCGATATTTACCAGAGAATGAGCGACGAACTCGCGACCGAATATTGTCTGATCGTCGAGGATGATATCTCCCCCAGGCGATCGGCTTCCGAGTTATTCGAGGCACTGTTCCGCGGCTTGCATCCGCGAGCGGCCGGCGTGACCGCCCTTTATAAGAGCCGGTTTTTCGACGACTTTGTCGCATGGGAGGGAGTGAACAAAATCAGCGGGATCGTCAAGCCGCTGTCGGAAGACTGGATTTTTGACGGGAACGAGTTCGGCGAGATCGGCGGGAGCGGGTTCGGTTGCCTACTGATCCGGAAAGCCGCGTTGCAATCCGTGCGGTTCGAGGTTCCCCGATACGGTTGGTTCGATCCGTACTATTTCGAACGACTCGCCGCGGCCGGCTTCCGGCTCGTCGCCGCGAAACGCGTTTTCGTTTCCCATGCCGGGCGGGCGTAAAGGGGGGGGGGCTGTTTTTCACGAGGCACGCGCGCGTAATCGAG